CGCAACCTGGACATTCGTATGGATAGCTAGGCATACTCTTTCCTTTTACGCATAAGTTTTTTGATCCGCTCAGAGTGGTGAAGCTGATGATCATGTTTTTGATCGCCAGGTCTAACGATAGAGTTGATCCTTTCAACGTCAATAGTCCCCATGGTGCAATATCGAGATCCGTCCATAGCATGATTGTTTTGATCGACCGGCAGCATGTCTTTGCCATTCTGGTCTGGCTTTAAATCTTTGGGATCTGGATAATGATAAGTAGAGTATTCATCAATGGAATTTTTGCAATTACTGAAGACTTTATACTTATCAGATTTGATCAGTTTATAGTGCTCCTCGATACCAATCTGAATCGTGTTGATCGCAGCCATAGCGTTAAGCCCGTTAAGACAAAACTCCTGAATGTATTCCGGACGAGACGGGTCACAATGAAACTCCTCGATCTGGTAAAGATCCCGAAATCGTTGCGCTGCCATTACCATCTCTGCTAACCGCTTTGCCGGCTGATAGTACTCAGCGATCTGGTACCTATGTCCATCCGGCAGCACTGCGACGACAATGATCACAAATGGATCGGTATACCCCCAATCCACTCCCGCATAGATCCTGGCACTAGACGGCAATGCAATGGGTTCGATAACGTGAATTTCTTCTCGAAAACAGTCATAAACCAGTCCCTCAGGACGTTCAAACTGCCCACCATAAACCATGTTAAACCGTCTCTGGTCCATGGTGTACTGCCGGTTTATATATTCGGATTTTGGGAAATAGGGATTCTCGCTGCTGTTCGCTTGAATTATCGTTGCAATTTGTCTGATATAGGGATCGTGGTTGTTCCATTTACGAATGTAATCAGTCCATAACCAATTGAGGCTGTATGGGCTCGATACAATACTTATGGGGGCTTCAGAAAAAGATGACCTGGCTTGGATGTTGTCCCAGAAATAACGAGAATAAAGACCTGCTTCATCACACAGAATGGATCTCACTCGAGTGATACCGACAACAGAGTTAGGATCGGTGCCTGTTCGAAACCAGACAGTGCCACCGCCAGTGATCATAAAACAGTCGTTTTTCTTGTCCCATTTACCATAGGCGCCCATGACGTGATTGAACACAGGTAGTGTCGATTGTGACAGGATCTTATATGTCGGAGACGTGATCAAAAAATTGTCCTGTCTGTCGGTATAAGTGAAGTAATAGATGGTCTGGCGCATAACGCCAACAAGAGTTTTCCCCCATTGGATGCCTGTAGCAGCAATCGTGATCTTGCTATCGCTATTTATGATTGTGTTTTGTTTTTCGCTGTGCGGCCTAAATACCAATGTCTCTTGCATTAATCACGGTCCCGTTCGATATTTTTGATATCGCATACATGATCCCTTCATTGGAATCAAATAGTTCATTTTTGTCGTCAGATGAAAGGCATCTCTCGAAAGACCAATTGACGCCATACTCGAGACGATCTCCGGGATTGATATCAGCTATCGCAAAGGCATTTCTCCTTGGTAAACCGTATGGTATTTCCCTCTTGTCGTAGTTCCCTGTCTTGAGGAAATGGCAGTAACGGTAGAAATCACGGCCATTGAGAGCAAATATACCGCTATCTGGGGTTGTCGTTAGCTCGAGCGGGTTAACGTGCTTTTCGACGACATTGATTCCAAAGAGCCGTTGCGCTGCCCAAGCAGTGGTATAAATGTCAGCTGAGTGGTCTGAAAGGCCTACGTCACAATCATATCGTTCAATGAAACTATCGATATCCTTAAGATTCATGCGTCTTGATGGGTATTCCGATTCACAAGCCAGGAGCGTGACGTTCTCAGGCAAAAACACTCCAAAAACATGGTCAAATGATTCGTAGGCACCAGTGGAGATGATGACTGGCTTATTAGTCCTTTCGACCATTCTCAAAAGCGGAAAGTGTTTCGCCTCACATGATGCTATTTTCCAACGATCAACATATGGGTTTAGGACCTCGACATCAAGAGGATCAAAAACAGACGCTAAAAACTCTATGCCATGTTCGTCGCATTCTGCTTTAATACGATCCAAGTCATATAGCTTTGACCGTGATACTCCATGCATATCTAGATATTGGATTTTAAACACGTCTGCTCCACATATAGAGCAGACTTTGATTGAACGCAAAAGGTCGGACGTGCAGTAAAAATTTGAACCAATGTCAGCTATGATTTTCATCGTAAACTCGATAATGAGAATTAATAATAAATGAGACGTAATGCTGAGACAGTTCTAGCACCTCGGTTGGATTTCGACAACCTCGAAACAATCCTAACCATTGCTCTGCATCGTCTTTATTCGTGTCATAAAGATGCTGGTAAACCTTTGTCGCCATTTCCCAAGGGTTCTGTGGGTTGTTTAACTGAATCTGGTGTTTCATTTTTTTGCTCGAGTTTCATTTCTATGCATCGACCATCGATCGTTTTTATAATGATCGGCTTACTTGGGTCTGTCGGTTCAGGATCTGCAGCCTTGCCAATTGTGCGGTCGAGGAGAAACGAGAGCCCGTTGTGGTCTCCGTTTTTGATCCCACGTTTCAAAATTGCCGCGATCCACCAATCGAGACTTTCACGGTTTTCATCTTTTTGCACAAGATCAAGTTGTTCTTTAGACATGCGTAAAAAATAACCAAGTCGCTGCGCCACCCAATCCCTGCTTAATTTTGCTGCAAAGCGAACCTCTTCCGGAACATCTTTGTTAGGTCGTCGTCCTCGACGCGGTTTTTCTGGCGCATTTTCATAATCCATTAATAAAATCTCCTGTTTTTATTTTATAAAAATCGTATTTACTTAATCTCTTTTATGCTATCATGTTTTTACTATTACGCTAACAATAAAAACTGTGAATTGCAATGATTGGGACTATATGCGACAATTAGATGCACTAAAACAGGGCATTAACGATGCCTTTATGACGCTACCAGCAGGTCTCACGCTTACCAATATAGAACAATGGTACATCTGGTTTATCCTGAAAAAACATGGTTGGAATAGGTCTAAATCGTGCAAAGCACTGGGCATGTGCCGCAGGTCAATATCAAGAAAAATTTGGGAACTACGAATGGCAGGGATTGAGGTCCCAGAGTATTACGATAGTCGTGCCAGAAGCAATGACGAGTGAAATCATCGCTCCTGGTACAACCCCCATATTTCCTGGAATCATTCCGGAGAATATCAGATATAATTTATTTATGGCAATACATATGAGGAGCACACATGAAAAAAAGAACGGTGGCGATAGTAGGTCTTGAGACAATATTCGACGGTGTCGCTAAGAAATGGCGTCACTCAGAGACGTTTTTAAATAACATACGGACATACATTGACGATCATCCGGATGAAGATGTTCTCACTCTCGATGCTCGCGAGTACAAAGAATTTATGAACCCGTTGGGCGAGATGTTTAGAGACATTCAAAAACATGGCACAATTGACCAGCTGATCTATTCAGGACATTCAGGTCCCAACAAACTTTTTGTATTTTTCAGATATCCAGAGGGTCAGCCAGATCAAAGACGGTTTATCACCAAAGCCACCGATTGGACCAAGATCGAGTTTTCCGCTCACGCTGAAATACGTCTCATGGGATGTCAAACGTTAGGGCAAAATGGTAAGCGCATTGACGAGTGTATCGGGCAATGGATTTCTGACGCGACTAACAGACCGGTTTGGGGATTTTGCTCGAGATCATCTCAGAAGAAAAATTACGAGAACAAATTTTATATGCGGTCAGCAACACCGTTGGTATGTGTTCAGCCCAGAACTAGCTTATAGACCCAATATGCAAAAAGCCAAAAGCAGATCGAGAACATCGATCCCCAGAACATCCCCTTAAAAAAATCCAAATTTTGCATACCAATACTCCAAAAAGAAATGCCGAACTGGAGATGTTCGGCACCGATACAACAAACGGTTGTGTTCTTTTCACGATCACTCTATATATACATATGATCGTGTACATTGTCAAGCGATTTTATAATGATCTGTCCTTTGGATATCAAGTCTATTTATGATCCCGTAAACGGTGCCATTGTCATTGACAAATCCTACCTGTTCAGCGGAACCTTTCGCAATCAATTCAAGAGCATATTTTTTTGTGATAATCATATGTTTTCCCCTTTTAAATCCGCTCCATTACGGATATACCTTTGGATATGCACGATCTAGACCAATATAAATAATTGTTTTCATTGAACTCGAACTGCACAAGGATTAGACAGTGTCAAAAGGAATAACATTCAGGGAAATTGATGCCCTGGACACGATCATGCTCTATAAATGGAGAAGGTCTCACCGTGTCTCAGTAATGATGAGTGGAGATCCGCCAACGGATTTAGCAACACATTGCCAATGGCTTGATGGTTGCTATCGGCATCAGCACTATTACCATTGGGTAATAGAAATCAACGGTTTTCCCGCAGGATTGATCAATATTTGCGATTATGATCCAGTAAACCGATTAACTTTTTGGGGTTATTATATAGGAGACGATAAATACCTTGGTTATGGTGCGTTGATTCCGCCATACCTGTATAATTTTCTTTTCACCGAAATGGCTATCGACAAAATTGAGGCTGAGGTTTTCGAACGTAACGCGATGGTAATTGGTATGCATAAATATCATGGCTATCAAGAAGTGCCGTTTTTCGACAAAGACCTGAATAATGGCCATCTAAAATATATGTTTTTAGATAAAGACGATTGGCTAGCACAAAAACAGTATGCGCGATTTCGCGCAGAATTTCCAATGACGAGGTGGTTGTATGCTCCAGCGCGATGATTTAGTGCAACTTATAATTGATTGCGGGAAAGAGTTTAAACTATCAAGCAATTTAGATGAGGGATTGATAGGTATGGGATCTCAGCTTGATTCCCTCGATCTGGTGCGGTTCCTGGTGAATGTCGAAGCAAGGGTCAACACTGATCTGCAGTGTTTTGTTGTTCTAGTTGACGATCGAGCAATGTCAGAACGGAATAGCCCATTTCGGTCAATAAATGCATTAACAGACTATATTTTAAGGATCGCAAATGAAAACAATGGTGATTTCCGGTCATAGTCGAGGTATCGGTAAATTTCTGGCTAATTATTACAATGACAAAGGATGGTTCGTTATTGGTCTTTCGAAATCAACTGGATGCGACATAACCGACGAAGATGCTGTATGGATGAAGTTAAAAGATTTATACAGCATTCAAGCATGTATAAACTGTGCTGGAATCGCAAGCATGAATCATTCCATGACAATTCCGATCGATAGGGCAAGAGACGTGCTAAATACAAATGTTCTTGGAAATTTCACAGTTTCCAGGCAATGTGCAAAAAAGATGTTATCGCATAAAAACGGCAGGATCATTAATTTTTCTTCGATAGCTAGTCCCATGGATATCCAAGGTGAATCTATCTATGCAGCATCGAAAGCAGCTATCGAGAGCCTTACAAGGATCATGGCCAAAGAACTTGCACAAGCTTGCATAACTTGCAATTGTGTTGGCCCTAATCCCATTCAGACAGATTTGATCAAAGGTCTTTCACAAGAGAAAATCGATGCTCTAATAAGTAAGCAGCCAATTAAGCGTATGGGCACTTTCGAGGATGTCGCCAATGTGTGCGATTTCTTTTTGGATGACAGAAGTAATTTTATTACAGGACAGACCATATACTTGGGGGGGATATCGTGAGCATAATAGCACGGCTAGTTGAGGACAAAAAACTGTTTACCGCGATCATCGATAACGGTAAATACATATCAAATACTGATTTAAAACATCGGTGTGATAGCTGCTTAGCGTCTCTTTCGTGGTTTAGAGTTAAGAGGGGTGACGTTATTGCGATCGAGACTAACTTTTGTGCGGACGCTATCGCTTGGTTTTTTGCGGCCGTTGAGATCGGTGCCGTAGTGGTTCCTTTGCAAAATGGCGATAAAGATAAGGATCGCAAGCAAGAGATAAGCGAAGTAAACCATATAATTACCAAAAAAGAGGATGAGACGTTCTATCATCATATCCGCTCCACCGAAGAAAAGAAAAACCCGCTCTATAACTGCCTAGAAAACGCAGGTCTGGTTTTATTCTCTAGTGGGACATCTGGCAAGCCAAAAGCGACGTTACATTCTATGGATAGATTGCTTAAAAAATGGACACATAAACGTAAATCTGAGACGACATATCTCGCGCTAAGATGGGATCACATAGGCGGGATCAATACCATGCTGCACGTTCTGCTTAACGATGGATGCCTAGTTAGAGATGCGCTAAGATCTGCTAAGAATGTATGCAAATTGATTCAGGAGCATAAGATCTCTTGTCTACCGACAACACCGACATTTCTAAACCTGATATTGACATCTGGCGCTTATAAAGAGTTTGATCTGAAATCTCTTAAGACAATCACATATGGGACTGAGCCCATGCCAGAAATAACGCTATCGATGCTTAATCTAGCGATGCCTTGGGTAAAATTAAAACAAACTTATGGATTGACAGAAATAGGAATCCTTCGATCAAAGTCAATGTCCTCAAATAGTACTTACATGCAAGTTGGTGGCGATGGAGTGGAGACACGCATCAGAGACGGTAAGCTTGAAATAAAATCAGAAACATCCATGATAGGTTATCTTAATGACATATCTCCTTACACTGAAGATGGTTGGTTCATGACTGGCGATCTGGTCGAGGAGAATGGCGAATACATCAAGATACTTGGACGGGAATCTGATCTCATCAATTGTGGCGGTGAAAAGGTTTATCCGGCTGAAGTAGAGGATGCTATCAAACTTTTTGAGAACATCGAAGATTGCGTAGTTTTCGGTGAAAGATCACCGCTTATTGGTCAAATGGTATGCGCAAAGATCTCAGTTAAGGACAAAAACATCGATGAGAATCTATACAAATCAAAATTAAACAGTCATTTAAACAGTGTTTTGGATAAATACAAAATACCAATGAAAGTGTCGATTGTGGCATCGATTGGAATGACTGATCGAGGTAAAAAAGACCGCTCTACTTGCTAAACTTGCACACAACCCAGGCAACGAGGAACATCATCGTTAAAGTCACACAACCCCAAAAATATCCAACTAAAAAACTCTGATATTCCCCAATTGTCTCCATGGTTTTAACTCCTGTTTATTTCCCTATCAACGATGCAAGGGTTTTCCTCGTCTGATCTCCCGGTATTCCGCCAATGTTTATCAAATAAATTTTCAAATATTTTTTTCGTTTCCTCATTTTTAACTAAAAACTCTTCAATTGTCGAAATTCTGCAATGAATTATGTCGAAAGCCCTCAATAAATCCATTCTATGCTCAATAACTTTTCCAAACATCTAAACTATCCCCTCGACAGTTCTAACATCACGATCTTAATTGAATTTAGCTCTTTTAGATTATTGCTTGATTCTATCTTTGCGCGCAGATCGGTGCCAGTGATCTCTTTTGACGTTTTACCTAGTGTGCTCTCAATCACGTCAAGGTCAAGCAGCAGATCCCTTTTCATATCGCTGATACTGGCGTGCTCAGCATCTTTCGCGATCACCTCACCAGCGCTTGGCATCTCGAACCACTCACCTGGCGAGCTCACGCCATCTTTTAGAGATGCGTATATTTGCCGTAGTTTAACAAGTTGGTTCTCATGCGCGCCATTAACGTCACTAATACCCAAGTATTTGCGAATCTGGTCAACTGAAATGCCGATCTCGTCAAAAGCCAAAATCATCTTTTTTATCGCATCTTTTTTGGTATCGCCTTTATAACCCTTGGCAATGGTCTCTTTGCATTGTGTCATAGCATCAGAGATAACATCATCAGGAATCACCGCAAGGATGCACTGGCGCATTCTCCTGGCGCCAAAATTCGCTATGTGCTCATAGATGTCCCGATCACTTTCCAGCCAGACAACTCCCTTCTTTGTGTGTCTGGCAAGCTGAACCTCAAATTCAAGTCTACGCTTTACGTTGGTCTCGAGGTCCCAGCAATAAGCCTCTACCAGAGACTTCTGGCTATCGCGCTCGAGCTCTCGCAACCCAAAATCAAGGTTCCCCCATGCTCTGGCTGCTACCTCTGCAAGTCTAATACTGGGCCCCTCGACCATTTCCCCTCCCCTTTTATAAGCATAAACAGCTTTTTCAGCCATTCCAGTACGCTTACATGCGGAAATGATCCTTGCATATCCTTGTTGCTCGTCTCTCGGGAATTTCTTTGCTAAGACGATAGATCCCTCTATCTCTTTCTGAGCCCTAGTGACAACCCCTTGGGTCCTGATGTCTACCGATTGAGTCCTTACTTCAGTGCTAAATTCAGTTGATAATTCGTTCATTTACTAACCCCTAATTTCAAAAATCTGGTTTTAGATAAAGCATAAAATTCTTTTATTTCGTCAGGATTTTGCTTCTCGATCACGCTTTTAAGATCATTTTTATTCCATTCTCTTGTCACCCTGATCACTCCTGGGTATTTAGACCCAAGTTTAATAACCATATCTGATGTTATTTCCGGCAATTTCCAATCGATCGCATCTCTTTCAACGATCTGCAGCTTAAATTTATCACCATTAACAACCCGTAGTTCTGATTTAACCATGGTCTCAACAATGTATTTTTTAAGCCTGTCGAGGTTTTTCTCAACCGTTCGTTGTGCTTTTTCAAACTCTGTTTTTATGCATTTCAATCTGTCGGATTCAGCCTCTAACTTGCTAATCACGGTTCTCAGCGCATCAACCTTGTCGCCAACCTTGCCGACAATCGCTGCATACTCATCGTCACTGTAGCAGTCCATTTCCTCAGCATCGATAAGCATACGCATTAATTCTGCAAAACTTAATTTTTCCTCATCACCCATTGATTTTTTCTCCTCGCGGTTCTATATACTATACATATATATGTATACATAAAGCAATTGAAAGGATTGTTCAATGCATTTAACACAAGAATTTTACGAATCGGTAAAACCCCAAGAGGAGAAGAAAATTTACTGGTGCGATAAGCTTATTGGATTTGGAATTATCGTCTATTCTAGCGGTTTAAAGCGTTTCGTGGTTCGGTGGAGAGAAAACTATAAGCCCAAGCAATTTGCCTTTGGATCTACGGGAATGACGGTGGAAAGAGCTCGCGAATACGCAAAAGCAGTTATCGCTAGTAAAACTCCTCGTAGTTAATAGCTCCCAGAACCCTGCCGCTCGCAACCCCGGTAACACTCAAAGCAGCGATCGTCAGAACATCGCCAACACCATCATAAGAACCACCAAGAACATCCTGTTCGGTAAAAGAATGCAGTGCTACTTGCGCATCTCTAGCTGAGTAAAATTGCTCTAAAACGACGCCACCAGACAAACTGGTAGCAGCTACGTCATAAGCAGCAATACCGCTATTGTTAGCAAATGAAGCACCTGACAATGTTGGGTTATAGATCACCTGAAAAAGGAGGTCTTTAGAATCAAGAGAGATCGTCGAAATCCTGGTAGGCTGGATTCTCGACGTACCAATATAAGCGGTCTGAAGTCGCATCGAAAGTATTGGGGTAACAATACTAGTGACGGCTTTCGGAGTAACACCATTTGACACGCTTCTGTGATCCGAAGAAACTGCCCGCTCACCCTCGATGATCACGCTAGAGCAAATCTGGCGGAAATCTGTCTGTGCCGAACTGGCCCCGGTGTTAATCGTTTCAAACCTAACCGGCAAATTGGCGGTGCTCATGTAAACGTAAGCCAGGTCATTTCCATGGCCTACCTCATGGCAGTAATAAATGAGCCCGTCAAAAACAAATCCAAAGCGAACACGGCCAACACCAAGCCATTCAAGATCGATCAGAAATATATGAGCCTTGGTAAAATCAAGATCGATCCCAGATGGTCCAGAACCATCCATGCGATCGATGTTCCAGTCCTCTTGATCAACCCTAATGTCTTCAGGAGTACCGGTCACATCAGACCTGATGACGACACCCATGACTTGATTTTTCTGTTCAAAAAAGCAGCCATTATAATCGCTGAAAAAACCAATTCTTTGGCTGCTGTTTGTCGCGCCTGAACCCATAACGCCAGTATTGAGAACCAAGATGCTAGTTCCTGGCACGTACACGTTGACGCGCTTACCTTGCCTCATTGCCCGATCACCGGTTGTTGCGCTCAAGACAAATTTATGGGCAGCGTAGTTCGTGAGGTAGGATATTGTGCCGGCACCAGAACATGCCGTAGTCCACCTATCTGTCCTGGATCCGTTGCTCTCCGCGTTATCGAAAACAACAAACGGAGTGGAGACACGATATCTACCAAATGCATCGATAGCCGGACCATCGCCAGATGTGGTTCTAACAGCATACTGTGGTGTTTTGTCTTTACCCACGTCCACATAACTGAAAAACTGCTTATCGGCAATGTTCCGCTCGGTCATGATCATTCTCCCTTGATCAACTTAATCCATTCCCTAACGTGGTCACGTTTTTGATCATAACACGTTTTTTTGTGCGCAAGAGCCAGCAAAATTGACTGGGTTCCTGGAATATGACCACGGATAAACTCACATTCCAAATTGGTGTTAGCTAGTTCGGCTGCAACCATTTCTGGGATCAAATCGCAGTTAACAAAATCGTTCAAATCCAGGAATGCAAATCTCAAGTGAGCCTCAGCATTAATAGCTTCAGCTTGTGCTCTTTCAATCATGGTATCCATTTTAGTCACTCCATTTTTCACATTTTCGATATTTCTTTTTAGCTTTTGGTGGCGGTGTCTGCTTAGGCCTTGGCAGGTCATCGGCTCTTGCCGGCACCTCGAGGTGTTGTGGTTGTTGCTGATCAACGTTGACCTCAACACCACCTCCGGATCCGACAGGTTCTTCAGTGTCTGGATAATAATGATTATTATAACAACCACTAAACAATGCTGTAAACAATAATAATTTTTTCATAATAACTCCTCGCAATTTTAAATAATAAGACGCGCTGCGGCAACATTTACCAAACGCGCTAACCTATGTTCTGCATTAATTCCCGCAATTCTCCAATTGATAACCCGATTTTTTCACCTGTCTCAATATCAGGTACGTTCTCATAAAACACTGCAAAATCTGATCGATCTACCTCCTGTTCTCTGTGAAACCCATTTGATTTTTCAGCGATAAATTCATAAAGCCAATCTAGTCGCCAATATTTTTTATCAATTTTTTTTCCAGACAGGAAAAAATATTCCAAATAAGCATGAACGGAATCAGGATCGCAGTTGTCATAAAGCTTGGCTGCAAGCCGAGACACGTCAAATGGCGTTATTCCAGGTCTGTTTTTCTTTTCTTTTGCTGAATACGGGATAACCAAATTCAGCAAATTCCTGATTTCTGAAACACCTCTCCTTTTAATCACCATACGCTTAGGCGTAGGTCTATTTTTCTCTCTTGCCTCTGGTATACGATGCTCATTTTTTGTGCAATGACCTTCGGGTAATTCTTTATTATTATTAGTTGTAGTTACATTACTTAATTGTTCGGACAAAAGTCCGATATGTAAAATTGGCGTAAATACTTGTCCCACTAGCTCACCGCTTGGAATTTCTGTAAACATAGGTCCTAGCTCCTGACGTTGCCATTCTGGGTTTTCGTGCCATTTGTACGCGGTATGAAAAGCCAGATTGGTTTTTATCTTTGACCCAAGATACTTGAAATCATCTGTGACTTGTTCAACCTCAACGAACCCTTTTTCCTTAAGTTTGTCTAAATGTTTACTAATAGCTCTCGGACTGAGATAGCGAAAACGTGCTAGTTCAGAAATTGATTTTGGCTCTGAGCTAATTATCATTTGTAGTGTTATGTATTGAGATACGTTTATGCCGTTTTTTTGGCAGAAACTGAGGATTTGACCAACATGGTTATTAATAACCACATCTTTTTTTTCTGACATTTTGTGAACCGGTTTTGACTTTTCTTCTTGATATTTTTTCTGCGTCATCATACGGTCACCTTTGTCATCAAAGTGTGATTGTTTTTGTGGTAAAAAACAAGATTACACTCAATGTAGCGGACGGCAAGTTAAAATTTACGTCCGCTTCCTTTTTTTTTAATTCCAATAAAATATCATCTGCTATAATATTGATCATGATCAAATTTTTTCCGGAAAAAACGACAGGAGATTTATTATGGCTGAACTAGATCCTAGCACACTCGCAAGCGTGAACAATTTAAATTACAAAAGCCTCGGAGAAATGAACGTTCTTAGCTACATGGGCGCAATGCACGGTTGGCAGAGGACCATGACCCAGCTAGGCGACGATGCCAGAGCGTCTCAGCAGCGGACCACAATTCTTGCCGAAAACCTGCTTGGGAAAGGCGTTAAGAGCATCGTGGAAATGGATTCTGAGGAGGCCATTTCTAATAATGCGATGTTCACAAGAGTTGATCCAATGTCTCAAGGCTTTGCTGCCCAACAAAATGGCACAATGTACGCCATGCTAGCAGAGATCCTAGCGGCATTACGCGCTAAGGCTTAGTTTTAAAGCGATCCAAGATACTCCGCTCGGACGATTCACTTCGGGCTTCTTCTTTGGCTGATGTTCGGTTCTCATCAGCCTTTTTTTTTGCTGCAGCGTCTTCAGGAGTGTGAATAAACGATCCTAAGCTGTTCTGAAAATATGCGTACATATCGGATTGCCGCTTTTGGCTTTCCTCCATGATCTTGTCTAATTTGCTCTGAAACGATAGTTGTTTGTCGAGGTTCTCGTAAAGCAGATCGCCAGCTTTAGAAAGATTCTTAAGCTGGTCTGTCCAGCCAGTAGTGCGCTTATTCAATTGGTTATGCAGCCCATTAATTTCCGCATTCAGGTGCTCTTGCATTTTTTCGAAGTTTTTTTGCAATCCCTCGTAGTCCGTTTTTCCGGCGTCTGTTGTGTCGGCTGCTGGATCTTCAGCGTCCGGTATTTTTTTTTCAGCCACTTCTCTATCTCCTCATCTAGTATGAGCCTAACAAATTGAGACGCGCTTATCCCCATTTGCGATTTTATATCACTCAAAAACGAGTAGTGCTTTTCTTCGAGTGTCACGCATAAGCTTTTCAAAGGATTGGATTTTTTTAAGCCCATAATGTGCGCCCCAGTGTCCGCTAGATATGAGATATGAATACCTCATCAAAATTATCTGCTCTAACGTTTCAGCGCAACCCATTATCGTCCGGACTAATTTTTCTTTTTCAACTTGATGCGCGCCATCGGCTCGCCGTTTTTTGCGAGCACCAGTTCGTCAAAATCGACCGCTTCATCCACTGCCAGTATGTCAATATTACCTATCAACTTAGGATTTGAGCGGATTTTTGAAAGCAAATCTGACATCATGCTCTTGCTACTTTTCGCAATTTGGGGATCGATGGTTATCATACCGTCTATAGCCGCGATCTCCCGTTTAACCATTTTTTCAAGTAAGTCCATTTCACGTTCATTAAACATCCCTTTTTGTCCCCTTTCGCCGTTTAACCAATTTAGGAATCTCGAGAGAATCTCGACAATGCCCATGAATTCGCTCATAATCGATTATCCTATAGACACAATGCGTAACAGTATTCTTACCGTAAACCATATCGTCAGCCTGAGATCTCAACCAGTCCCAAATCCAGTCAGGCATTATCAAATTCTTTCGCACCATTTTTCCGGTATATGCAGCGTTCATCATTTTTTCCTCTTGAATTCCATATGCTCTTGATTTACTCTATACACATGTTGTTGTCAATATCATTAGGTTTTAAAGATGAACATACTCATTCGCCTACGTCAATTTTTTTGTGTTCACCGTTGGTCATACATAAGTCGTGAGACCATTTGCGCCACGGTCGTGTCTCGGCATCGATGCATTGACTGCGGCAAAGAAAAACTGGTTAATTTCAGTTCTATAACTAACGATGTCAACTTTTGGATAGGCAGTCAGGGTTAAAACCCTTTTATTATTTTTTATTATTCTATATGGAGAATTGATGAAACGTGTATTACTATTTGTCCTTATTTTTAGCATTTGTGGTTGTGGCAAAGACGATTCTCGACAGAAAACAGTTGAGACGCCAGAATGCTTTCGCCCACCTACGCAAACCCCAACACCAACACCAACACCAACACCACCAGTGCCAACGCCGTGCCCGACAGTGACAGTCACGGTAACACCAGAACCCAAGCCATGCCCTGAGTGTCCGGAGCCAAAGCCTTGTCCGGAATGCCCAACATGTAAAGAGTGTCCGACCTGCAAGGAATGCCCAACTTGCAAAGATTGCCCTACGCCTTTACCATGCCCACAATGTCCTCAATGTCCCGGTAAACCTGGAAAGCCTGGACCTAAATAACAAACGAAAGGATCAAAAATGAAAAAGCTTCTTTTACTTGCATTCGTGTTGTCGCCATTCGGTTGTGGAGATCGTGACCGGATCTATAAAGGGGATAAAGATGATGGAGACATCACCATCATTCGAGACCTTGGCGGTTCATCATGTGTGTGTCAGGCCAATCAACCTTGCCAGTGCGTGCCGCCAGTGCCTCAGCAGCCTGGTCAGCCTAATCGTCCGCAACAACCAACGCCTGTGCCAGTGCCCGTCACACCTTGCAATCAGAGCCCATGCCCAGGGAACAACCAACTTGGACAACCGGTCAATATCACGATCAACAACAATTCAAATGCGACTAATAAGGTAGACATGAACCAGTGCCAGCGGTCTTACTCATTCAATACCAACAAGACTTTTAGCCGCCAGGTTACTTGTCAGAATGGACAGAAATGTCAAGCGCAAGGGACGTGGACGCCCATTCAGCAGCAACAACAACCTCAGCCACCCTGGGAACCGGTTCCGACGACACAATACAATCTAGAGTATGATGAAAATACATGTGGCGATTGTCAGTCTGAAATTGTTACAATATAGCTCTTGAAATTACGGCATCGAAATTCCAGCCTAAGCCAACAAATCGAGATCCCTTGCGGATCTCAAAAAACTCAATTATCCGCAAAAGTCTCACCAAACACGATTTCGATGTCATGATTTCTCAAGTCTGACAATCTCATCTCAGATGCCAATTTACAATTTGATTTTTTTAATCCTCGAGGTGCTCAATGTCTGACCTGAGAACTGCTAATGTTATTTCTATTGAATTTAGTTGTTTATTAAAACTTTCTATTGATTTTTCATATTCTGATTTTTGTGAAAGCATCTGATCAGTTATTTTCCCGATCGACATCCGAATGAAGAAAAACGCAAGAGAACTAAACGCTCCGAGAAGTGTCAGAAGAACCTGGACCCACCCTGGATCGATTTGTCCCATTTTCGCGCTCCCATAAATCCTGGGCTGAAAACTTTTTTATAGGAAGTACCCTACCATCAAGTCTATCGTGAGATTGTTGATCAGGCAAATCATGATTTTTTGGCAGTGTACCTGGACCTTGGTAAATGGGTCCGGTTCGATCGCGCAGAACACGATTGAGCCGGACAATATGTAGCACTCCTATGATTTCAGCAGTTAAAATTAAAATCAAGATTGTGATGATCGCGATTTGTTCCATTTCCATTGATCCCTAGTGATACTAATCATGTGAGCGGAAATCCATTTCCCGCCTTTGAAATAGAAAGATTGCCTCTCACCATCATATATCATCCACAATTTTTTGATAAACGTTTCTATAGCAGGATTGCCATCAAAACACTCACCGTAAATCAGGTTAAGGTTTAGGTCATCAAAACCGTGGTCAAAAAGCGTCCGAAGAGCATTTGTCCCAATTCCACGTTGCTGGATCTCAGGTCTGACCCATGCGCTAAATTCTGCACGCTGGTTCTGGCGGCAAATGTATGTCAATCCGCACACACCGCAGAATTTGTTGGTCTGGTCATGGATCTCATAAAACTTGTGCTCGTCACTCGAGAACACCTTTTGCCAATACGCAGCGTTTTCCCACTCACTAAGCAGACCTACTTGCCTAAACCAACGGTTAAGCCTGGGATCGTTGCGATGGTCCATGATCGTTCTTAAATTCGCAGTGGAGACGACATCAAGATAAATGCCACCGTGTTCATAATCAATCATAGCTCAAGAACCCTCAAAAGCAGGTCATCCCATTTGATGTTTTTCTCGCCGGTCTCAGTCTCAACGCGAGAATTCCAATCGATTACTCTACGTTTAAAATCTTCTTGTTCTTGATCGAGTTTTTTCTTTTCAATAAACAGCTCTTTAATTTTTTGCTTATCCATTAGCTTTTTCCCTCACCTTTTGTGACATCGGTTTAATTGGCATCTGACCTTCGAGGTTTATCTGACCCTCAGAGATCCTCTCAAGTATCAATTTTGAGATATACAAAATTTCAGAAAAGTTTTCAGCAATTTCAAAGTTGGTCAAAAATGTAGTTTTGGTGAAAAACTTCGCCTTGATCATTTCCTGCCGAAATAAAGCAAGATTAAGATCGCTGCCAACGAAATTGCAACGGTTCCCCCATCCGACCAGCTTAACAATATCAGGGTAGAGGCTATTGAAATTTTGCATAAAATTCTTAGATTTTTCGTTAAGCGTGGTAACATCATATTGGTGACCTCGCTTTGTCAATAATTCGATGACAACGGTGACGGCTCTGAGACTTGGAATATGCGAAAAATATGACCCGGAGACAAAATACTCACCGTCCATGATATCGCTTTTACCGGCAACAAGCGCGACTTTATGACCATTACCAATTGCTTTTCCCATCAAAATTAAATCTGGTTGATGATTCCAGTGGCGAGCTACGGTATAATCAGGGTACCGAATCCCCGTGACTATTTCGTCATACACCAAGACAACACCGTGAGCACTGCAAAGTGCTCGCAGTTTTTTAAGCCATTCGATCCGCTCTAGTGAATCGTCCAGCATAACTGGTTCGACGATAATTGCTGCCGTTGCATCAAGCAAAAATGGGTTTATTTCATCCAAATTTGCTGGCAATTCGAACATCGCGTGTTGTTCTGGAATTCCGTTGGCTGGCGGTGTTAAAGAAACAAATTCATCTGACCAACCATGATAACCCTGGCTCATAACTACTTTCCTGCCGGTATAAACCCTAGCCATCCTGATTGCAGCTATGCAAGCTTCAGTGCCTGAATTGACAAACTTGATCTTTTCTGTCCATGGTAAAATTGACTTAACTGCTTCAGCAGCATGAACCTCTTGAACAGTTGAACCACCAAGGCAGCCGCCATAATCGCTATCAACAAAATTCTCGATCAAAAGATTTCCGTAACCAAAAAAATTGCATCCCAAAGCACAGACGAGATCCATGTACCGGTTATCTTGACTGTCCCAAATCCAGCATCCCTTGCCTTTTTTAAAATGCGTAGGGAAAACGCCAAAGATATCAGTTTTAGGGTTCTTTGAATTTGTCAAATAACCCTGTGCAATGCATCGATTCGCACGGTCTAAAATCACGTTATCAATACTCATAGACGCCCAACCCCATTTCCTGCGCTTTTTTGCGTTTTTCAATCGATCTATTAAGCCGATAATTTACGCCATTGAAATCATCTGGCGTGTCGATCGAACATTTAATATGCGAATTGTCCTCGATTGTCGAGAGGATTGCCATCCTGAGATGAGAAGGCAGCTTTTTGCGCAAAGCAATCGTGACGTGCTCAAAATCCTCTTGATCGCTGTTGTTGGCATTAAGCCATTCCATAGCGTCTGCTGACATGAGCTCGACATCATGACCATCAGGAGTGGTTCTAATGTGCTCCCAGCTATTGCACATATAGTCGATCCTGTGCTTTGCCGCTTGGTAAATGGATCGATTGATTGCAGGCTGAGGGATCAACGGGCAATCGGCAGTTAGACGCATCAAATACTTTGGTTTTTTCATCTCATAGATCGACCAGAACCTCGAGAACACGTTGTTGAGATCGCCACCGATAATTAGGTCAAAATTGTGCTTGTGCCGCTCTACCCAAAAATCAAATTCTAATTCCGGGACCAGGAGATTAACCGAAAACTGAAAATCATAGGCTGTGTTCGGTCCTTTTAGCGGTAAAATTGAGTTTTTAATGGTCTTAACCATATAGCTAATGATCGTACCGTCACCGAGAGGTTTCGTAGATTTGCCTGGCATCCTAGTCGAGGATGCTCGCGCTTGAATGCATATGTCAATATTTGTAGGCATTTTTTGCATACTCCTGAGTTTTTTTATGCGCTGAAATTATATATTCATGATTCTGGTCTAATTTAGACAACCAGGATTTTATGTTCCAGACGTAGGCAGCATCCATCGCGCCAATATCGCATTTCCAGCCATTAAGCCACAATGTCCATATCGGACTGGTCTCGCGTAGGATCAGCCTGCCTGTCGAGAGACCTATGATGTTTATGCAATCCCAGTACAATCCATCTCCACCATGCCGATAATAGTTAAAAAGCGTGACTGGATCGGGTCCGCAAAGACTGATGTCTTTCACCATTTTTTCTTGCTCAGCACGATTTCCCTCATACCATGCGTACTGGTTTATCATCCTGATGTTTATGCCTGGTATTGATAAAGTCTTCTCCAATTCGTTCAAATCAAACGACATAGGCTTTTCACAAAGAATCGGCATGTGAGCAAATTGCTCGCAGTGCTTTAGATGGAAATGTGTCGGTGTTGCAATGATAAGACCATCGCATTTTTGCAGATCTGCGATATTTTGGCCTATGTCAACAACCACGGTTTCATGACCAAGCATTTGGCAAATAAGCTTATATCTGGTGCCCATATTCCCCTTGCCACCAAGGATGCCAATCTTTTTAGCCATAAGCCAGCTCCATAACTGTCGGTCTGAGTTTAGAAATCAATTCATCCTCTTTATACCTGACAGAGCTATCAGACCTGATGCAATAATCGTGGTCGGATTTGAGATGCTCATGGATTTTCTCGCCAGGTCTTATGCCGGTAAACCGGATCTTGACATCAAATTCATCCAGGATCACGCCAACCGCATTAGCAATGTCAATCAATGTTGCGCTCTTGATGGTTGGGCAAATGCGCGCCTCTTTCTGGATCTCTAGGTATGTCGTTAGCACAAAGTAAACAGCTTCATTGATTGTCAACCAAAACCGTGTCATATCAGAGTGAGTTATGTTTACTGGCTGCTTTGCTTTTATCGCATCAACAAAATATTTCAAAACAGAGCCGTTAGACCCAAGAATATTTCCCCAGCGGTAAATGCTCATGTTCACGTGTTTATCCTGACCGTCTACCCATTTTGCTCTGATATATTTCTCAGCCAGTGCTTTGGTCATTCCGTAGGCATTGATCGGCAACACCGCTTTGTCAGTACTAAAAAACACGAAATTTTTGATCCTGAAATTTAATGCAGCATTTACAACGTTAATCGTGCCATTGAGGTTAGTGTTTATGTATTGCTGAACCACCTGTTCTCCTCTGTCAACATGCTTCAAAGCCGCGCAGTGAAAAACACTGTCAGGCCTATACTGCCTAAGGCAAGCACCGACGTCTTCAGATCTTGTGACATCGCCAAGAAAACAGGTCACATTTTTGTGCTTTTTCTCTAGTTCAATATGCTTCGATTCATCTCTCGAGAACACAACCACTTCATCAAAATAGCTGGCTGCATTTATTTGCCTGATCAGTTCAGTTCCCAAGGTCCCGGTTCCACCCGTTATCACACATACACTCATCGTTAATTTCCCCTTTCCCTGGGAGACCAAGTAAACAAAAAGTCAGGATCGATTCTTTCAACCCTTAGGATCGTTGCTCCTTTGTTGAGATCAGCCATGATTCCTAAGATGTCTGGATGTTCTGACTGTTTTTTTAAGCTATTTTGCAGTTCAAGTATTTTCGCTTCATGATCCATTATTTTAGTAATTTGATTGATATTGACTTGTAGCTTTTCTTGAATTGATGACTTTAAACGTCTTATTTGTGATGCATAATGGATGTTCTGAAGAAATAAAAAGCAGAGTATTGTGGCAAAAACAACATAGTAAATAATAGTCAAATAATCCATCGTAAATCCTCAAAAATCATAGTAATCAATATTGAAATTGAATTGTATGGCTTGTAAGATGATATCTCAACTATTATTTAACGGAAAGGAGTTTTTATGTGCAAGAAACCTAAAAAAGGTAAGCCAGGTAAGAAGTGAGTTAAGCGGGTCTTTCTAGTGCTTCGATGCGCGATAGGGCTGCGTTGAGTTTGGTGTTCACCGTTACACCAAGGTGCTTCTTAGTGACATAAAACTCCAGTAAAAAGTATATGCGCTACCTATAGTGTGTGTGAGTTGAATGTTAGCTCCACTCAAAGAAAGAGCAACCCCGCTACCTGCCGCCGCCAATTGGTTTAAAAGATAGTTAACCCCGTTTCTTCCAACAAGCGCAAATGCATAATACTGCGGATTGTTTCCTTGTAACCATACTGTAAATAGCCCCATTGACCCATCCGTTAAGGCGGTTAATGTGGTTGCGGTGCTGTTATTTACGCTGGTAGACCCTTGGTTTGTTGTAAAGAAACCTCCTTTTATTGACCCTGTATCTGCATCCATTTTGCATGTGGGACTCGCCGTGCCGATGCCAACGTTGCCATCATTTCTAACTGCAAAAATATTTGCCGGAACTGAATTACGACAAAGTAGAGAATATCCGCTAGAATCACTTCCAGCACCGTCAATATATACTAAGCCACCAATAACTCTTAATTTTGAATCAGGAGATGCTGTGCCAATACCTATAAACCCAGTATCACCCTCAACAACCAAGGCAGTTGAGTTAACCGTAAAATCGTCACCCGCAGTTGAATGAGTGGTTATAGCAACACCAGCACCAGTTGACCCAATACTAACGGCACCAGCAGCTGAGATGCCAATCGTAGTGCCTAACGGTGCAATTGCATCGGTGTAACATGTTCCCTCTAAATACAAATCTTGCCATGCTAACGTTGATGTCCCGAGATCATATGTGTCATCAGTTTTCGGAACTATCGCAGACGCGACATACCCGGTAATAGTGATATCGTCACTTGTGGCATTGCCAAGCGAGACGGCACCATTTAACGTTGTGGTGCCAGCTGCGGTGATTGCAGCTACCGACAGGTCTTTAGTCCCATCCGATAACCCGTTTATAATATCGGTGAAATTGGTGTTTACAGCTCCGGCATCAGCTACGGAACCATTGGTAAATGTGTTGGTTACAGCTATATAGGCCATGTGAAAGTCTCCTGTTATTGCCTTGGAATTATTGAAGTTGGATAATAATATTTTTTACCGGTTAACGCTTGCCCTTGGATTTTTTCAGGACCAATTTCTTTGGGCAACAAGGTCTGACCCTCTTGAGCACCAATAGCACCTGTCGTCAACAAATTTGGCATTGGAATATCATATTTTTTGAGAAGTTTACGACCCTGCAAAGTCTGACCCAAGTTAAAAAGAATATCCTCACCTTGTCTACCAGATGTCGCGCTAAAATTGAGTAACATGCCTCTCATGAAAGAAGACGCATTAGATGTCGGGATCATAAATACCGCTTTCAATGGTCCATCTGCGCTAGTTATTTCAGATGCAAAAGCAGTTTTTGACGGGTTAACTTCACCTTTAGGAAAAGACCGATAAACAGTTATTAAGTCATTAATAACCTCATCAGAATTTTTACCGAAAAGAATATGTTTCCATTCCTTGGTCATTAACTTTTTGTCGTCTAAATCTGCAATAATTTTTCTAGGATCTAATCCAACGCCTTTAGTGAACCATCTGTCATATAGCTCTTGTTGCTTAAATGCTTTTAATTCAGTGTAAACATCAGGAAATCTTTTCCTTAGCTCATCGATTTTATCGTAGTCGCCTTTCTTAAAAATATCGTCAACCATCTTTTCAGACGTATGCTTATTGGCAAATTTTTCAAGGATTGAAGACACGCCACCAGAGACCTGTTCACCTGGCCTTGCAACAAGTGTATCTAAATCTTTATGCAGCTCGACATAAACACTGTCAGCTAGTTTTTTAGTGTCCCTAGATGCCTTAATTACCTCTGGTTTTGTTTTCCACTCACCTGATTCTGCTTTTTGTAAAAACAGTTCAAAATTTTCATCCCAAGATTTTTTTGCAGATGTCCGCATTGCATTTAATGCAGCACCTTCTTTTGCTGAAACCGCTCCTTGTTGTTTTCTTACTTCATCTCCTAACGATGATATAAAATTCCATAGTTCATCTAAATTATCTAAATCATTTAGCTCATCGTCAAATTTAGAAAATGTCGTTTTAACGTTAGGATCGCCCTTATATTTCTTTTTTATAGCTTCAAATTCAGCCTTCAAATTTGCCGTGTCAATCTTTGGATCGTTTCGGAAAAATGGAGCATTCTTAGCTTCATTATATAAATCTGTCGCATTTTTCTTTCTAATGTCGATGATCTCATTTGCTAACTGCCATGCCTTGCTACCAGCTTCGTTTTTGCTTAAACCAGAACGTCCAGACACTAGCTTTTCAGCCTCTGTCGCCACCTTGTCGTATGTCGCTTGAGCGGTGTTTCTGTTCTTTAAAGCATATGGTCCTATAAAACCATATCCTTTTTCTTGAGCCTCAGAAATCCATCTTACCCATGCTGATCTCGACATCTGGCCAGGTGTTGTCTCTAATCCAAGACGACCAGCTGATTCAGCAATTTCTTTCGCTTGAAATGATGGTTTATCTATCGATTGAATGATCTTATTTAGGCCTTTGCCAGCACCTTTAGATAGAACCCCTAAGGCACCAAAGGCTCCTGGTATTGCACCACCTGTTACAGCCTCTTGAGCAATCGTTGATAGATCGAATTCATCTCTTGTCCCTAAAACCTTTCCAACCGATTGCCTGCCTATTTCACCAGCAGCACCAACGAGAGCACCACCAGCCACCGCTGCAGGAATACTCAATCCGCCAGTGGTACCAGCAGCTACAGCACCAGCAAATTTAGTCGCGGTGGCAGCACCCTGAAGACCGCCAATGACAATGTCATCAACAATATCCAGTGCGTCAAATGCGTCAATATCATCTGATTCAATCGGTCTAAAACCAATTTCTCCTGGCTTTCTAACCTCGACACGTCCGTTTTCATCTTGTCTAACGTCAAAATTACGATCGGTAAAATACTTAATCTGAAGATCAGGATGATTTGAAATCGTATTCTTTACCGATACCCTACGACCGAGAGCCTGGGCAAATGGCACGATATTAGGTAAAAGTCCTCCTGGTTGTTTTACAAATCCGCCACCAACGTCAAATCTGCCTAATTCTTCAGCTGGCAAATTGTCTGAGACTTTACCGAATATGTAATTTTTGTACTGAACGGATCTCTTTTTCTGTTCTTCTGTCGTAGTTGGTGATTTGATAATGTTTTCAGCATCAATCAGAGATTTTTGCTCATCTCTAGTTATGCCCATGTTTTTTATCGTGCGCATCGCCTCGGGGGAATCTGGCTCTGTCACAACCAGCTCATACATTTTTTTGACATCGCCAGGCATTAATTGCGGCATGTTATTGTCTCCCAAATTTTGGGGGAGTATTTGGTTTTTGATTCATTTGTTTTTGCATAATTTCAATTTTATTGTTTACATCAGAAACAGTTGATTGAAGGGACTTATCCGCATTTGCCGTTGATTCAATATTAAATTGTGGTTGTGCTGAATAATTTTGAGATGGTTGTTGTTGAACAGGACGTGGTTGAGAGAACTTTTTTTCCAGTTCATCAGCAATCTGCATCCATGCTGGGTTGACAACAATCGTTGGATTGGCACCATACTGATTAGCTTTTGCAATTGCAGGCTCAGCGACGGTTTTTCGGTATGCAAGAGCATTTTCTAATAATATTCCTTCAGCAACGTCAACCATGTGTTGTCGTTGATCTGGTCTCAGCATGGTGCCGTCAACCGCTCTATTATACATATTAATTATTTGGTCAGGAACACCAGCAGCGTTTTTTGCAGATGCGTATTCACCTTCTCGCACTGTGCTAGTTGTGTCTAAAGTCTTCATATATTGAAAAATAAGAGCCATATCAGAAGCAGCGGTTGGTTTATCGGTAAGACCAGTTCTTTTCATTTCGTTAACCGCATTATACCTAGCGGCAAGACTTATAGTAGTTGGATGTTTTTCGGTTTTATCTGCCATTGCAAGAGATAATTCTCTAGCGTCTTTAGATTTTGCAGCCGCGATTTCCAGATCTTTATTAAATTTATCCGTTGCTTGCTTAACTAATGTCATATCCATTTGAACATCTTGAGGAGTTTTAAAAGATATTTTTTCTCCTGTTCTAGCAAGAACACCTTCTCTAGCTCCTGGTGTACCAAAAGGCAAAGGAGTGATTTGCAATTCCATATCAGGTGTAATCTGTCCAGCCTCTAGTGCTTGTTGCTTTTTTAAAGCAATCTCACCGGATTTTAGCTCTTGATCCATCCGTTGTTGCTGCAATTTACTGGCTTGAATTTGATGATAATTGGTAGCAATGCCAGTAATTGACTGAGCAATCTGCAGGCCTTTTATAAGCCTGTCGAAATCGTCTTCTTTCTTTTCTTTTTCTCGCGGTGCCTCTGGTCTGTTTACTGACATTATTGCCATTATACTGTCCTCATACCGTAATTTTGTTGGTATTGCGCGATCGCTTGATCAATGGGTTTTTGATAGTAAAGCCTGGATTCTCGATCAAGATTCATCGCTGAAATGCTGTTTCTTGCAGCCATCAGAGTATCAACGGGGTTTTGCTGCATAGAATCAAGTCGAGATGACATTGTTGATTCTGTGTATGGCAATTTGGTCTCAGCCTCTTTTATTTTAGTTTTTGGCTTTTCTCTCAAATAGTCATACGCAGCTAGTGCCGCAATTCCAGCTGCCGCATAAGGTCCAGCTGCCGCCAGTGCTCCTGTCGTAGCTGCCGCACCTAATCCGCCAGATGCAGCTAATCCGCCAGCAGCTGCTACGGTTCCACCAGCTATTTGAGCTCCTTGAATGTTGCGGCCAGTCCAGTCAGTTTTTTGTCTTATATAACCTGGCGATCCGCTAACAGGTATTAATCCCATTTTTTTGCTCCAATTTTAATATTGCAAAGCACCTCTAAAATTGCCGCCAGTCCTCAAGGTTTTTACCATATTTCCCAATTCAGCAGAATCAGGGCGCCAACCCATGTTGTATGCAGAGACGACAGAATTAATATCAAACTCTTTCTGGAATATTTCTTTCTGAAGTGATCTTGTCAATTCAGCTAACTTTTCCTGAGAGTTTAACTGAGTGACAATATCTGCTGATCTTGCAACACGTTCAGCTTTTGCCTGACCTGCTGTAAACTCCTGACCTGCAACACGCTCACCTCTAGCAAATTCCCTGGCATATCCAGCTTCACTTTTTGCAAAATTCTGTGCGCCAAGTCTTTCCCCTTTAGAAAACTCCTGACCGCCAATTCGTTCACTTGTCGAAAACGCACGGTTAAGACCTGCTTGAGCCGCTGAGAAATCCTGGCCACCAAGTCGTTCACTTGTCTGAAATTGCCTACCAAGACCAGCCTGTTCAGCAGCAAATCCCTGCCCACCCAAGCGCTCTGATGTCTGGAACTGCCTGCCAAGTCCAGCTTGCTCAGCGGCAAATGTCTGGCCACCCATTCTTTCAGACGTTGCAAATTCGCGAGCCCGTTGATTCTCCTCTAGCGCTTGCTCCTCACCAAGCCTAGCAACGTCAAGTTGGCCTTGGCCTTGCATGAGACGTTGCGCGGATGCATCTCGGGCTTTCTGTTCAGCCTTCATTGCCGCTCCGGATCCAAGCGAACCCATGCTAGCGAACCGCCTCCTAAGAGCATCTTGCTCAGCCTGTGATTGACTGCTCTCTTGTTGCTGCAAATTTTGCCGAAGCATTGCATAACGCTTGTCCATTGCGGAAACTGCCATGGCTATCGTCTCCCTCTTACATTAAACATCAGGTTCATGCCGACCAGCTTAAATTTCTGACCAGCGGTATTTTGATTTGAAAACTTGAACTGAATTCGTTTACCGGCAAATGTCCCTAGTGAGATCTGGCTATCTTCTGTCGCTTGGCCAGGTTCCCAAGTATCGATACCCCAGCGCATAGATCCCCATACCGTTGACCCAGGATCTAGGTCGATTTGCTGAGTTGATCCAGCGCCACCAGTACTGTCGGTCTTAATAATCATATCCATGAAGTAAGCACCCGATAATTCATGGAGAAGGTTTATCCAGCGAAAATCCTTATAGTGGTTCTCAAAGCCAGGTCCGCCATCGAATTCTTTGCTAGAATAATAGCTATCGATTGGGGAACCGTCATCGCTGTAAGTCGTGGAGTTTAACTTATAGACAAATCCTGTCGCTGTGCTTGTTGCATAGTAAAGAGAACCGTCATACTCACAGAACTGAGCGGGATTGAGACCAGTCCAAGGTGCCCACATGAATTTTTGCGCTTTGCTGAGATTCTCCTGTGAGAAATCGAAAAAGTAAACCCGGTTATTTGTTGTATTTGACGCACCATAGGTCACCGCGATATACGCTTTGTTCTTGTGCACGATCGCGGAAATGTTCTGGACGTAGGATTCCTGGATATCGAAGATCTGGCTCTCGATCTTATCCGAATAAGTCATGCCCATTGCACTTGATGCGGTCAGCAACGTAACAGATGGCTCAACAGCATTGCCTGAGATCGCAGCAAATCCCACAAACTTTCCGTTTTGCATCACCGGCATCATGAGCCGATTGTTGAAATAGAACGATCCAAAGGGTGATTTCGATCCAAAATCGCATTTTAGCCGAACATCTACCCAATTCGAATCATCGCTATCTGGCATGTAAATAAGCCATAACGAACCATTCGCAGTGCCGACGATAATGCCGTTATCGTAAACAGCTAGGGTCTTTGGAACCTCGCCAGACGTGTCACCGATCCTTCGAAAGTTTTCGGCTTTGAAAGTATAAGGGTCACCGAGCTCAGAATAGATCACGAGATCGGTTGTTGGATCTATGCAAAATAGACGCGCTTGGTGATAAACGACAACGGAATAGAGCGGTGGGACACCCTGGTCAGACGGTGCCGCAACGCCAAGCGATGCATCGGCTATCGCATCCTCATACGTCGTCGTTGTGTTGTCTGATATCGTTGCAAGTCGCTTGTAAACAATTCCCGAAGACACATTTCGGTAAAGATACCTCCCGGCAACGCCAAAACTGGCGGCCGCTACAGGAATCGACGTCAGCAAAATATTTTTCGCTGACGCCGTGAAAGTATTCGACACAGGAGACACATCGCTTTCGACCAGGTTGGTATTAAAATATGTCACTTTGTACGAGTATTCGCCCGTCAAAGCCGAACCTGTCGTCGCACTGGCAGCAACAACCGCTGATGTTGGCGGATAATTGCCGTGCCTTGTGAAATGCGCTCCGTTGTATTTCATGGGAATGGCGCCACCGTTGCCAAAGAAAATATGATTTTCATATTCGGCAGCGCTGACCCGGGCACCAGCGGTGAACTGAGACACAGAAGACGCTATCGCGGTGAACGTTGTTGAGCCCAAACCATAAAGGGTCCCACCGAACCATGCGAGCATCGTAGTCGAACCGTTATTCGCGTGCCTAACATAGAGGCCATCGCACGCAAATGTGCCAACGGTTGTGGTATTTAGCTTTGTGGTGCCACCTCTGGTCTCGACCGTGCCGTTGCCGTAAATAACGTTTTGGCAATCAGGGCTCTCGTTATCAGCGATCAGCTGCTTATCGAATTTGGTGTTGAGACCGCCATCAAAGCCAATGCGGCCTTTTGACGGGTATAGCATCTCGAACCTGTTAGAAGCCATATTTGACCCCATAATCAGCGCAAAAATATGTGTCCCGCACAACCGATGTTTTGTCGGCTTGTTCTCTTATCTGCCGTTGATCGCGAGCTCGCTGGACAGTCTGTTCCCATTTGCCGACATACTCACGCTGCAAAGCGATATTGCCGTCTTTCAGGGACATCTCAGCCAAAACAAAGTCCGCCAAATCTATCTGGTATTCTGTCGGGACGTTTAAAGCAGACGTTGCCGTGAGCCTCTGAGGATATTCGTAAACCCTGACCTGGATCGTGTCAGCTGACGTGTCTGGTGTGGGGAAAAGAATGATCACGTCATCCCAAATACCGTAGTGGGTTGGGGTTCCAGTTGGTTCAGTTGTGTCAATTTTGGGATCGTCAACCAATGGGACCTTAACCAGCTTCGAGTATTTGTAACGAACCTCTCTGATTGCTAGCGTGTTCGAGGGATAAGCGAGCTCTCTTGTTGCTGCAGTTGAGGTGGTCGTATAGGTGTTCTGGATGACATAACCTTCTTTCGCCAGCACTGATTCAGCTTGCCAGATCAAATCATAAATGTATTGATCGGAGAAAAACGAATCACCAACGGCATTGTACCGTTGCCGGATGATATCTGACAAAACCGTTATTGTGATTGACATTTTAGCTCCATACTGTGCTAGCTGCGGTCACTTGAGACCAGATTGATGTTGTGCTGCTTAAAACATAAGCATTTGCTACCGCGCTTAAAGCGTTAGTTGTGCCGCCATGGAAAACCCGTTCATATCCATTATTGCACACATTTATTTCATTTGGATCAGAGGTTAAATCCAAATTGTTGCCATATGATTTTTGAAAATTAGATGCTTTTGAACTATCAATCGTTAGATCATCAGTGATCTGATGCTGAACATGAAAAGCCTGAACCGTTGTGACAATCGCGGTAGTTGGAAACTGATGAATAACCGAAAAACCGTTCGTTGTTGTGACCACAGCAGTTGAAATATGGTTTTTATAAACTACAAAATTGAGATGGCTTTCACCCCAATTATCAGTTCCCCAGACGATAGAATTCCAGTATGTTGCTTTACCTAAGCCAACAATGCCAACCCTGGCAACGATTGTTTTTGTAAAGTCTGTCACTGGAAAATCCCATGTTACGCTACAGTCACATCCGTTATGACAACCAACGTGTCATTTGCACCTTTGTTGATCACGCTCTCGAGATCCCGAGAGAACATCGTCCCTGCCGTTGCAGATGCAGTGTCAAAGAGACCATATTCGGTAATTGCCCCTACACCAACCCCGGAACTGAAGGTGGCACTGACCCTATAAATCGCACCAGTCACGTTAGAAACCGTCCCGGTTGTGGCTCTTGCAGCTTCAGTGCCAAGCTGAGTATTAGCTGCTAATTCAGCACCAGTTCCGGTGCCGATCGCGATATAGCGCATGACAAATGTCGATGCGGTAGCAGCTGCGGAATTCAAAAACGCTGCAAGAAATGATTTACCATCAGTGGTAATCACGTTACGACCTGCACGCTCTTCGATCACCTGATCACCGCGATAAAGTTTAATAAACCATCTTCCTTGCAGTTCCATATTTATTCCCCTAGTTCTTCGTCCAATTCATCTCTAGTTTTCTCATCAACTAGTTCATCGACATGCATATCTTTGACATGCTTTGCCAGCGCTTTTTTGCTCTTAAACTCTTTGTTGCATCTCATGCATACGAAAACACGCGACGACTTTTCTTCGCTTGCTTGATTTAGTTCATCAAGAGCCCTTTTGTTGTCTTCGGGATCGATAACCAGATATTTCATGCTCTCAATCGTCTGCTGACCGCCTTTGCTGAACACTGGATTGAAAAACTGACCTTTGAAGTCAATCGCGTCGTGGTAATCCATCTCGATTGCTTTTCCAGGAGGGATTTCAATCCAAACACCCTTGTATTTTTCCCGATGAACAATGCTGTTTTTATTCCAAATTTTTACCATCATAAAAAATATTAATCCTTAATTTGATGAACAAATGAATTTAAAATTTGCTGATGTCCCAGTAACAAGTGTCTGAACACCAACTTTGACATACTGTGCGCCAATATCAATCGGAATGGCAACACTCGTCAATGCCGAATCAAAATTAGCAACGGCAACGGTAAACGTAGGTGTTGCGATCGCTTTAGAATACAGTGTTCTGAAATCACCATCCTCTTTGTCGGAGACGTAAAGCCTGAGATCAGTACCCGTTGTCATCGATGGAATCACGAACAAATAATGACCATATCCTCCACCGAGATCCAGTGCAGAAGTATAAGTCGTATTGCTCGCTAAGTTTACGGTAAATGCTTTTACCGGTCCGATAGTTGACATAGGCTTAAACTCCGTAAATCGTGCAATAAAACACGTCACCACTCGTTACTGAACTAAGCGCAAGATAACCAGCGGTAGCAGTGCCGCTTGGTAAAGCGTTAATCGCGATCCGACATCCGCTTGTCTGGGTTTTTGCGGTAAGCTGAGCAGCGATAATGTTACCAAATCCAGTATTGACAGAACCACTAGTGTTATCAGCAGTGATTGTGCCGTGAATTACGCGCTGATTTCCGTAAATCGTTTTATTTGTGACGGTAAGAGTAAAAGCCATTTGTGATCTCCTTTAGATTAAGAGCATCTGGCTCGCGCCAGGTTTAAATTCGGAGCAATTTTTTGCCTGAAACTCAAATTGCTCATGTATTTTGTACAATTCAATGAATTTTGAGAACTCCATCTGCTTAAAGCTATCAAGGTTTCCTTCTCGGTATGCACCCAAAATGCCGTCTTCTGAACAATTGATATAAACGCCAGGGCATGTCTGGCTAACATAGTCAAACCATTGCTTAAAATTCCAATATGATGGCCATGTCCTAACAGAATTTCCCCAAATATCGACAGTTCTAATGGTGTTTCCGATGTTCTTATCGTAATCACTATCCCAGGCATGAAACCGCAGTTTGTCTTTGTTCGAAAACGCAAAATCGGCTCCGATAAACACACTTGTCTGGCATCCCATGAATGCCTTGGAAATGTAAAAACATGCGCCTAAAACATTTCCGCCATTACTGACCCAAATGTTGAATGGCTCGATATCATTTACCGCTTTGTTGTATTCTTCACCTGGTACAGGTGCGTTATACCAAAGGATCTTTCCCCGCCATTTCTCAATGAGACGTGGCGATGATCCAATATATGCAAGCAATGTTCTCTTTTCAGTCATTGCCCAATATTCATCTTCAGTTTTTGTTCCACCTTCGCAGACCTCTTTGACCGTGATCTCACCTGCGTCTAGTGTGACGTAGTAATCTGGATTTGCGCCAGCTTCTTCCATCGCGTGAAAGGAATGCAAGCATGATATAAGCGGCATCCAGTATGGTCGGTCTTTGAGAATATCGATGTTATTTCTAAGACTCGGGCCTGCACCAGCGATGATGCAGGGCAAGCCCGACTTAGAACCCCAAATCTCACCAATCGACTTTGGTGAGAATGGTCCGAAACGATCATGGTTTTCTTTGATATTTTTCAGCCAAATCGGCAGCCAATTTTGCAGCGTAGGACCATCAGACGCGCAAGCATTCGAGTACATTTGCTGCGTAGTGATTGGCGGCACCGCAATGTATGGCTGTAATTCCAAAATGATGTTCGCTGTTTTCATAATAATTCCTATATCAAAATAAAATATTAAATTTGTCCGTAAACTAGTGCGCTGGTAGCAGTACCAGTGACGCCAGTAACCGTGGACATTGCGGCCGCTTGATGAATCGCAGTCACGATCGCGGTCACAAAAACACCGTTAATATCCAAAGCCAATGGAATACCAACGGCATAACTATTGCCAGGCATTGCAGGGACAACACCTTTGGAGCAAACCCAACCGTATGTCGCTGTCGTTAGTGTTGCGTGAACGACAACACCAATCAAAGGAGAACCACTGTTACTTGATACTGTGCAGCTGTAAGGAGACACACAACCACTTACGGTGTTAGGTGTAAGACCATAACCAGGAGAAGCCTGGCTGGTGCCTTCATTGTAAACGTAAATCCATTCTTTGCCATCAGCCCAAAGGCGAGTGCCTAAGCTTGGTGCTTGACGTCCAGGGGTTCCAGTCACTGCTGACAGAGATTCTGTCAACACTACGTTCGGGGAATAATACTGACTCATTATTTACCTCTCCTTCTACTTATCAAGCGGTGATGCCAGAAAGTTTGAAATGTTTACGGTTGTTGCTGCTACCCAATGCGCCCATCCAGCAAATCCGACCAGTGCGAACTCTGGAGTTAATTGGGGATTGGAATGGGTCAACGCTAAAGTTCATCTCGGGGTGATAGAACAGGTGCAGTTCCTTTTCGTTAATCCCAAAAATATGCGCTGTTGGGCAGTGGGAATCACTGATAAAAGGCACGCCATTGAACATTAACGATTGAAAACCGGCATTTGCGGTCGATGAATCAAAAAACCTCTGTGCGGGTTGTAGCAGGTTATAGAACCGGTTATAGTTTGCTCTTGTACCTACTATCACGCTTGGTTTACTCGATCCGATAGCAGCTGCTTCGAATTGAGTATTTAGTGCGGAAATGGTGAGAGTGGTTGTCGTGCTATCGACTTGACCCTGATGCCAGGACGAAGTTGTCTGAGAAATGCCACCAACGGTCTGATCGACCGCTACGATGTCTCTAAGGCCAACGATCGACTTAGAATCAGTTCCATCGCTGTAAAGACCAGTCCCGAGATAATCGCGGATGGTTTCTTCAGCAATCTGGCTTTTCGATGCGAGAAGCTTGATAACGCCAGCATCACCACCGTTTTTCAAAATGTCTTCCTCGGTGAGCGAGATGGCAGCATATAGGTTACACCAACTGAAACGGGCTGCCGTCAAATTATCCGAATCTGCCGTGGCCAAAGTGTCGTTGCCGCTAAACCAACCAGCGCTGGTCTGCTTTGCATAATTGAGTGGGACATCAATATATGTGCCACCAGACACACTTTGATATTGTCCGCCTTTCAAAATTCTTTGAAGCAATGGATTACTATCGAATATATTGTCAAATAGCTTAGGCACAATGTACCTATGGGTAAGTGCCGTCAATTGGTCTAAACTTAATGCCATTTTTGAATCCTTTCAAAAATTATGGTTGTTATTGAACACCGAGATCTTTCCATCCTTGGCCGATCAGATCGGCATAACTACGATTTCTCAATGCGCCAGAACCCGATTGCGGCTGGCTGCTTTGCATCATATTTGCTTGACCCTCAGTTACAAAACCGGTTTTTGTTCTTTGCTGCTGGTCTTTAACAAGTTGTTCTTTCGATTTCATTACTGCCCGATCAATCAACTGCTGGTGATAATAGTCTCTAAATGCCGCCTCAAAGTTATTGATACCTTTATTGATACCATGCTCTAAAACCTGCATCTCAAGGGTTTTCCCGGTAGCTGGATCGGAGTAACCGAAATCAATGTCGCCATATGATGATTTGACTTTTTCAATCTCAGAATGCAGCGCTTTTTGCTCCTCAGCCTCTTGCTTAAGAGCCTTTTCGCGCATGAATTCGTCCCGAAAAGATTTTAGGTCATTCAGTTCTTTAGCGATCTCAGGTGGCAAAGCCGACGATTGTTGGTTAGCCGATGGCGAAAGTTGAGAATTGTTTGATTGAAATCCAAATCTGTTTTCCCATGCATTCCGAACATGATCCGCCCATTCAGGATTTGTGTTGGCGAATTCATCGTAGGGTTTCCATTTACTCTCGAGATCTTTTAGTTGTTGTTCTTTTTGCGTCAAAGATGTCTCACGCTGCTTGTGTTCATTCACAAGTTGAGCATAATCATAACCTCTCTGAGCACGTTGAATTATTACCGAAAGTGGTTCCTCGAGATCCCGATTGCTTGCCCGGTATTTGATCTTTAAATTGGGATCATAACCGAGGTTCTGCTGGCTCTCTTGAGGATTTCCCGCATTCGGTTGAATTGAACCAGGCTCTGGCACTGTCGGGATTGAGCTCGGAGTATTATCCAGCTGTCCTGAAGTTAGCGCTTGGGTCATTTCAGTTATCAGTTGATTGTCCATAAAATATCATAATCCTAAAAAGTAAAAAAAATATTAATACATTCCCATTGGCTTGCCACCGCCTTGACCCTGCATTGGTTGTGGTCCTGCTGGTTGTGGCTGACCGCCTTGCCCACCAAGCGACGACATAATTGCCCTAAACTCACCCTGCAATGCGGCCATACGCTTTTTGATCTCATCTGGTGCCGGCCCGTTAACAATCGCATCAGCCAAAACGCCAAGGAGCGTGTCAACATTTGCAATTATTTCGCCAGCTGATGGTGCCTGGCCACCCTCACCGCCAGGACCTGCCATTTGTTGCATTTCTGCCATTATTTTGCTCCTTGTTGCGCTTGTTGTTGTGCCATTTGCTCCTGACGTTGCGCTAAACGTTCCAGTACTTTCTCTTTATTTGGATATTCGAGACGTGTAAGAACCTCCTCCTCGTCGATGATCCCGCGATCAAATAGAGATAGAGCCTTTCTTTCCACGTCAGCGATCTCGAACGGCAAGTCAGACCCGGTTTTCACCCGTAGGTCAAAATCACCGTTGACGATAAATTTCTTGATGTCTCCCTCGATCAGCTCACGACTATTGGGATTCTCGATATAGGGCTGAACATAAGCAGTTTTCTGACCGTTCTCGTCTGGCTCCATGCTCATCTTAAAATATTGCTGAGCACCTTCATTATTGGTGATCCGAAACACTCGAGGAGCACTGTAAAACTGAAAAACCCGATTGATATACTGGCGACCAACGGTTGTCAGATATGCGTCAAGATTGCGCTGCTTTTGCCGGATCCTGACCCTACTTTCGTTGATCAGTTGTTCGATTGCTGATGCTGCAGTCACGCCACCAGGAGAAACCCCTTGGCTAAACTCGTTGTTGCCGCTCATGCCGTTGAACCAGTTCACCATTCGATCTAAGATCTGCAAAAATCCCGGGTTGATGCCAACGCCTTGCTCACGTCTCACGTCAGATCCAGGGTTTTTCTGAACGACGTTTCCTGGCTGGTTAGTCAAATTGTCAGTATCGACCCGGCTGTTACTGTCCACTATCCAGATTGGATTTCCCATGACCGCAAGAGAATCAATTGTGAAAGCTAAGATCTTATTGAACACCATTTGCGGGTTTTCAAGCTGTTCGACTTCGCTAATTCCATAAAATTCTCGCGGCAAAACATAGTTACAATAGCGGGAAAATGGTATGAGGCCATCGGAAAAATCCAATGGTCCATCGGAAAGCACTACGCCATTAGCAATGACCAAATGGCGCCCATTGGGATACTTTTTCTTGACGACAAACTTGTTAATCTCAGAGCCGTCCTCAGCCTTTTCCTTTTCCTCGATTTGCTCAACGTCCTGAGGCTTAAGGTAGGCATGGATAACGAGTGTTCTGTCGGTGGCTTGCTCATCATAGGTCCCACTGTCAAATTTCGTCGATGGCAGCTGAACGTCTTTGGACCTCCAATCGACAAATTTTGCTGAACCTAAGTCGGTTTTTTTGCGTCTTAAGGTATCAACAACGTCAGGCTTAATCATGTCAGAGCGTTTTGGATATTCGCGTCTCAGCCTCGAGGTTTGTTCAGGGTAAGCGTAGAAAAAACCCTCTGAATTTTTGTCGTTTATGTCATTGCAGCATGGGTCAGGGTAGCAATAAAACGGATCGCACGATTCATACAGTGGAGCACCAAGTCCAAAGTTGAAATCGTGGTCATAACCCATTTGGGAAAACCCGGTCCCATAGAGGTATCCGTCAAGAATCACGGCTAGCACCACTTGCAGCCAGTTGTGCTTTTCCCAATCTGCATCTGAGATCTTGTCGAGAATGTCCGCGAGCTCTCGATCAGATGGCTCTTGTGGCAAGAACGTAAACTTTGGACGGGCATCAGTCTGAAGCGGTGCCTGGCTTTGGATTGTCTGAAAAATCATGTTTACGATTTCACCGGAGATCCAGCTAGGTCTCTTTGTCGCCCACTGTTTTCCGCGAAACATGTAATAATAATCAAGCCACCTGCGGTCATACATGTTGCGATAGCGTTTAAAGCGGAAAAATTCTTTCATTACCGCTTTAACAAGATCTTGTTCTGGCTTGGGAATATCGTTGTTGGATTGCTCAATTTTGCCTAGGGCTTGATCATAACTCGTCAGCTGCTCTGTTATTCCCGACATTCGCATTGACCTCGATTGGCTTTGTTAGTTCATCCCAGCTATCTTTCCTTTTTTTCTCTCGGAAAGAATCAAAATGCTTATGGATGGTCTCGGCATTTTCAGTGCCGATTTCTTCAAGCCCACGATCCTTTGCTAGTCGGTTTCTTTGTGCTGCGCTATTGACAACACACCCGAGGCCTGGACAGTAGTAGGATTCGAACGGTTTTTCTCCGGTAAAATAAACTCGCCCGATCCGACGACAAGAACTATCTAATAGATTACCACAATTGATACAATTTTCAATCCTGTCTATTCCGTTGAAAGATTTTACAATATCGAATTCGATTCCGCAACCTGGACATTCGTATGGATAGCTAGGCATACTCTTTCCTTTTACGCATAAGTTTTTTGATCCGCTCAGAGTGGTGAAGCTGATGATCATGTTTTTGATCGCCAGGTCTAACGATAGAG